GATTAATTTTATGTTCCATTTAGATGTATCAGGCTTACGTCAGTGCAGGCGTAATGCTAAACGTACTGAAGAAAAGATGCGACTTGATTATGAGCTTACCCGTATGCTTAGGTGTGCTGAACTCCAGCGAAAAGGTTTTATGCTAGCTGAAGGTTCTCGTGTATATACTATGTGTAATGACGTAGTACCTATCGTTGCGTATGAAAAAAAGAAAGAAGCTGCTGTTAAAGAGTATTTAAACACAACTTGTACACCAAAAGACAAAAAGTATCCTTGGAGTAAACAAGAGTACGATTGTCCAACTAAAACCACTAATGACAAATGATTCTACTAATTAAGCCAATACTAATGGCTTTTGCTACTTCCGATTCTGTAAAGAAACTGCTTATTGATATTCTACGCAAGCTAGTGTCAACTACTGATAATGTTGTTGATGATAAGGCTGTAGATTTTATTGAGCAACAGTTATTTACAAATAAAAAAGTTTTAACATAATGGATAAACGAGCCACAGAGGATCAGTTTAATGCATTACATAATCTTGTAACTGTAGAACTGATTGACCGTATCAAATCTGGCGAAGCTACCACCGCAGACCTTAAAGCTGCTACGGACTGGTTATATAAGAATGACATCACTGGTATTGGCTTTGACGAGTCACCTTTGGGTAAATTAGCAGATCTAATGCCGAAGGTAGATTTTGAGGCTGTACAAAAAGCGGTGCATAGATAATGGCTCCCAAAGCAATGCCCCGCAGCAAGCTAAAGCGGAGCGCACGGAATTATAGAGATAATCCCGCTTCTAAGGCACATAAAAATGCTGAACAACGTAAAAGGAATAAAACTACTGCTAATAAGAATTATCGTGCATCTTTGAACCGTGCCAGACGTAAGGATGGTAACTACGGTAAAGGTGGGAAAGACTACTCGCATACCCGAAAAGGTACCTTAGTACGGGAAGATCCATCGACAAACAGAGCACGAAATCGCAGTAAAAAATGACACCAATACTTCCAACTTCTGAACACTATCTTATCAATCTTTTAGCTATGCAGTCAGCTGAAGCAAAGCGACTATGGAGAAAAGCTATTAAAGAGGCAAACAATTATGAATGTATTTATTGTGGACAAAGGCATCGAGAACATGATCTTACCATTGACCATGTACATCCCAGATCTATGGGAGGTACTAATATTACTAGGAACTGTGTTCCCGCTTGTCGCAAATGTAATCAGAATAAAGGAAGTCAACTCTGGCTAGATTGGTTTAGGGATAACTTCCCGCCAGACCCTTTTAGAGAACAACGTATCCTTACTTGGATAGAATAGCACCTATGTATAAAAATGATTTAAGCAAATGGGGAATACTAGCGGTAGCTGTGTTATTTGGGGTATGTAATATTACATTACTACGATCAAATAAGCAGCAAAGTAATCTCCCCACGATACCTATACCCCCTGTAAGTGAATATAGTTCATATGAAATTATAGCTTCACCCGAAGGGTACCAAATGAGGTATCGAGCGAATGATCCGCTAGTAATGAAGAGAACGGGGAAAAAGACAACAGAAGAGTATACTATTAATAGTGAATTGTATAAACCTTATCTTAGCCAAGAGTTGCATCAATCCCGTAAGGGTGCTGAGATGACAGCTAAGGAGCTTGCTTGCTTAGAGGCTGGTATTAATGGTGAGAGTCAGGGAAGAATGGCTGGTACTGCTATATCAGCAGCGGCAGCCCCTACGATCACACAGATACCTGTGATAGGATGGTTAGCACAAGGCTGGATGTCTATGTGGGGTACCCGCAAAGGTGGACAAATTGGTAATAAGATTGGTCAAAATCTTGAAGATTGTTAATGTATGAAGAAAAAACATAAGACAATATATGACCAGCTAAGGGAGGACTTTAGGTTCTTCCTTACAGCTGTATGGACACACTTAGATCTTCCACAACCTACTAGAGCACAACTCTGTATTGCTGAGTATTTACAACATGGACCCAAGAGACTCCAAATTCAAGCTTTTCGAGGTGTTGGTAAATCTTGGATTACTGCGGCTTTTGTTCTTTGGACGTTATATAACGACCCAAATAAGAAGATCATGGTTGTATCGGCTTCTAAGGATAGAGCCGACTCATTCTCAATCTTCTGTCAACGATTAATACTGGAAGTCCCTTGGATGAGCCAGTTAAAGCCTAAGAATGATGACCAAAGGTGGTCAAGAGTATCCTTCGATGTAGGACCAGCTGCACCTCACCAAGCACCTTCAGTTAAGTCTGTGGGTATTACAGGTCAGTTAACGGGAAGCCGTGCTGATTTGATGGTATTAGATGATGTAGAAGTCCCTAATAACAGTATGACCGAGCTACAACGTGAAAAACTTCTTCAACTTGTTACTGAGTGTGAGTCTATTCTCACTCCTAAGCCTGATTCTCGCATCATGTTCCTTGGAACTCCTCAGACTACTTTTACCGTCTATAACAAGCTCAGAGAGCGTAACTATAAGCCATTTGTATGGCCTGCTAGATACCCTCGAAAGGTGGCTATGTATGATGGTTTACTCTCACCACAGCTTGCAGCTGACCTAGAAAATGAAAAAGACCTCTCTTGGAAACCAACAGATACAAGATTTCTTGAAGAGGATCTCTTGGAACGTGAGAGTGCTATGGGTCGTAGTAACTTTATGTTACAGTTTATGCTGGATACTTCTCTCTCTGATGCTGAGAAGTTTCCTCTCAAATTTGCCGATCTCATCGTTACTCCCGTCAATCCGACCCACGCACCAGAAAATATAATATGGTGCTCTGATCCTGATAATATCCTTAAAGACCTGCCCTGTGTAGGACTCCCAGGGGACTATTATTACAAACCAATGCAGACTCAAGGGGAGTGGCAAGAGTATAGTGAAACTATCTGCTCTGTAGACCCCTCTGGAAGAGGCTCAGATGAGACTGTAGCCTGCTTTATTTCCCAGTTGAATGGGATAATGTATTTACATGAAATCTACGCCTCTACAGACGGTTATTCAGACAATACATTATTAGACATCCTTAAACTTTGTAGAAAGTATAAAGCCTCCACTCTACTCATTGAGAGTAACTTTGGAGATGGGATAGTATCAGAGCTATTCCGTAAACATTGTATCAACACTAAAACACTAATTAACATAGAGGAGACTAGAGCTAATGTCAGGAAAGAGGATCGTATCATTGACAGTCTTGAGCCTTGCTTTAATCAGCACAGGCTGGTGGTTGACCCCAAGGTTATTAAGTGGGATTATGAATCGGGTGCTGAGAGGCCAACTGAAACTAGATTCCAATATATGCTTGGATATCAAGTCTCCCGCATGTGCCGAGAGAAAGGAGCAGTTAAACACGATGACAGAATCGATGCCCTTGCCCAAGGGGTTAAATGGTTCACAGATGCCCTCGCTATCTCAGCCAAAGATGCCATAAAGACAAGAAGAGATCAAGAGTGGTTGGATTTAGAACAAGAATGGCAAGACAATCCTCAAGCAGCAGCTAATCATATGGTGTTCGGAATGAACCTCCAACAAAGACAAGAAGCAAGAGGAAAGACAACAGGGAAGCCCTTGCCTACTTGGATTTAGTTTAACCCCACCGTAATACACGGGGAAGTGGTGCGTCCCGTGTGTGGAAACAGCGGTCAAAGAAGGGGGAGATTGTTTTTCTCCCCTTTCGCCTATCGTAATAACTCTACGATCCTTTTGAAACTATTCCTCTTCTACACCTTGAATACCTTTAAAAAGCTTTTATCGCTTATCCTTCTATTAAGAATAATAGGACCGTTAAGCTATATTACCTATCTTTACCTGACTCATGACCATTCCAGCACAACCGAAGCAAGTGAAATCCGCTAATTACTATATATTCTGGTCCCTAGCGACTGTGTGTGTGGTTGTAGGACAGATCTATGTCGCTTCTAGCTATCGGGTACTTGCGGATGTCTTGCGGGCAACCTTAGCCCCTTAATTTTGGTATAATTTTCTGTTGGGTATTTAGATCGTCCGAGGCACTGGCTACCCCCCGAAGGGGTACATTTGTACTACTGATAGTACATTAGTACTACTACTTCTTGATAGTAGTTCATTAGTACCACTCGGGGAAAGTAGTAGTACATTAGTACCACTCCCCGAAAGGCTGAGTATTTATACTTACGTCTACCACTTGGTAGTAGTACATATGTTCCACTACCTTGCGGGGTGAGTATTTATACCTATAACTATCTGTATTGTCAGGATTTCCTGTAGGTAATTATACCCAGGAGCTTGCTTCAAGATTATTTTACGTTATATTTAATATAAGCCAAACTAATAAGTATTTTTGCCTATGAGTATAAA